TGCTAGTATTGATAGGAACTTTACCTACAGTGCTGTTGGTTTTGGCAAAGGAGGTTAACATGGAGGAAAATAGTATTTAATTGTGGCTGACGTAACTAATTACACTATTGAAAATGCTTCTGGAGCGAATGTAAGAACTGATCTAAATGCTGTTTTTGCTGCGATCCAATCAAGTAATTCAAAATCATCTGACTTAGCATCAAGTCAATGTGTAGCTGGTATGCCATTTTTGAATACCACTACAAATATTTTAAAGATAAGAAATTCAAGCAATGGTGCTTTTACTGAAATAGGCAATATAGATCAAGCCAATTTAGGCTTACTATCAAAAGCTGGTGGTACTATGACAGGTCCGTTGCTGATAGATGATTCTTCAAGTGCTTCTACTCCTGCATTAAGTTTCGACACAGATACAGATTTAGGTTTATTTAGAAAATCTGCAAATGTAATGGGGTTTTCTTCTAGTGGTACAGAGCAGATGATATTTGATGCTAACGGATTGACGCTCCAAGCACAAAATGATCTTAGGTTTGCTGATGCTGATAGTAGTCATTATGTAGGATTTCAAGCACCAGCTACAGTTTCTTCTAGTCTTACCTGGACATTACCTTCTGCTGATGCTGCTGTTTCTGGATATGCTCTTGTATCAGATGCTTCTGGAACGCTAAGTTGGGCTGCTGCTGGAGCTGGTGCTCAAGGTGCAGGAAGCGACAATATCTTTTGGGAAAATGACCAAACAGTAACGCAGAGTTATACTATTACTAATGGACAAAACGCTGGCAGCTTTGGTCCTATTACTATACAATCAGGGGTAACAGTTACAGTTGGTGCTGGTGAAACCTGGACAGTCGTTTAAATTATGAGCACATT